CGAACGCAGGGTGTCTTTGCCGGTGTTCACGCACAGGGTGTAGAGCCGCGCGCGGAACTTGTTCTTGTAGGTCGGCTTGGGAACGAGAGGCCCGATCGCGTCGCGGCCGCCGTGGATGGCGTAGACGCGGTACCCCTGGCGCGGCTTGCAGTAGGCCAGGACCTCGTCCCAGTGGTGCCCGCCAGCGTCCACCAGCGTCACCTCGAGCGGGATCATGCGGCCGCTCTCATGGCGGTAGCGCCGCTCGCGGATCCGATCGAGGTCGCGCCAGACGTCGAGCATGCCCGGGTCGCCCGGGATCTGGCCATAGTCGATGATCCACATTTCCCCGCGGTCGCCGAAGCCGGTCACCTGCCACACCAGGCAGTCGTCCTGGGTATCCACGGTGAGCGTCAGCACGCCGACGCCGGTCGGGACGGCCGCCGGATACTCCTCGCGGCGCGCATAGAGTGCAGTGGGCTGCACGTCAGCGGGTCGCTCGTCGAAGGTCTCGCCAAGGATCGTGTTGACCCAGGTCTTCAGCTGGGGTGGGTCGTCTTTCACCGCCAGCAACTTGGCGACGCAGGTCTCCCAGGAGAGCCAGCCGAGCGGGGAGTAGAGCCCTGAGATGTGGAAGCCGGCCGCCTTGCCGGGCCCGGGCGACTGAGCCACCCATTCACCACCCTCGAGCATGCGGGTCTTCGAACCCTCCTCGATCACGCAGCCGTTCTTCGCGCACACGAGGTAGACGCTCGCGGGATCGCCGGGCGTCCACTTCAGATTGTCGAATCGGATCCAGTCCATGTTCCCGCACTGCGGACAGGGCACCAGGTAGCGGCGCTGGTCGCTCGCGAGGTAAGCCTTCTCGATCCGGCTCTCGCCCTTGTTCGTCGGGGTCGAGATCCCGAGCAACTTGTAGCGTTTGCCAAACGTCGCGGCGCGCATGCGCAGCAGACTGATCGGGTCGCCCTCTCCCCCGACGTCGCCCGGCCAGCCGTCCAGATCGTCGGCGGCGATCTTGTCGGCTGATATCTGGCGGAATGATTTCGGCGAGTTCGCGCCCGCGAGCCGCAGCGCGCCGCCCAGGAAACTCTTGTAGAGCGCCCGGTAGGAGCTGCTGCGCGACCGTACCTTCGCCACGATCGCGTCGATCTCGGGCGTCATAGCGATCATCGGCTCGATGCGATCCTGGTTGAACCCGCGCGCCATCTCAAGCGACGGTTGATAGACCAGGAACTGGCCGCCGACGTAGAGCATCGCGTAGAGGGCCCAGTTGACGATGACCTCGGTGCCACCGAGCTGGGCGCCCTTCATCACGTAGATCTCCTGGGTCGGGTCCTCCGGGGAGAGCACATCCATGATCGAGCGCAGGTATGGCGTCTTGTTGGTCCGCCAGCGCCCGCCCTTCGACGAGGCGGTCGGCGGGAGGTAGCGGTGTCGGTCCGCGCACTCGGAGACGGTCAGTTTGGGCGGCAGCGCGAAGCCGCGCGCGAACGCCTCGGCCGCGACCTGAAAGCCGTCAGCCACGGGAGACCCGCATGATTCGGGATCGGGAATTGCGCGGCCTGGGCAGAGGTCCTCGGGCCGCTCGGTAGCGCGCGGCCGCCTCCGTCATCGCCTGGGCGTCAGCCTCGACGGCGATCCGCGGGCCGTAGCCGAGCGCCTTCTCCCGGCAGCGCTTCGAGATCCGATAGCACGGCACCGGGCCCGCGATCAGCCAGTGGCCGGGGAGGTTGAGCAGGTAGGCCACACTCCGCAGTTCGGCTTCGTGCTCGTCGGAGATCATCCGGGCAGAGAAGTCCCAGCCCCAGGGGGCGCGACGGCGCTCGAGTGCTCCGACGAAGATCATGGCTGCCGCTCGACCGGGGCCTGCATCTCCTCGCAGAACTTGATCGCCCAGTCGTCAAGGATCGCGTAGAGCTCATCCCGACTCTTCATCACGCCCTCGCTGGCGAGCTGCTCGGGCATCGCGAGTGCGGCGCCCTGGAGTTTCTTCGCCATGGCGAAGTTGGCCTGGCGGACGTCCTCCAATTTCACATTCTCGCCGGTCTGCGTCTCGTATCGGAGCTTCATCAGCAGCGCGGCGTAGCCCTCGCGCGCGGTGCGGTTTTTCTGCCAGCCGCCGGCCTGGTGAGGTTCGCCGGTCCCCTCGGGAGAGGACGATGTCTCCGCAGCGGACTTCGCGCCGCGGCGGGCCGTCCGCCCGGACACCGAGTTGTCCGGCTTACTCTCGTCGGTGTTCACAGCCCACGCGCGGTCGGCGGCTGCCCGGTCGATCGAGCCATCAGGGAAGGTCGGGATCCGCTCAGTGCGCACAGCCTGCTGGACGGCGGTGTGGCTCACGCCGCGGTGCTCGGCGTAGGCGCGCTGGCTCAGCCCCTGGCGCTTCTTCGCAGGCATGGCCTATCCCCCGAACTCGACCTCGAAGCGGCGGAACCCGCGCTTGCGCAGGGAGGTCTTCAGGTAGGTGGCGATCGCCTCGGCGTCGGCGGAACGGCAGCGGATCCGCACGGTGGCGCGGTCCTTGGACTGCTCGGGCGAGTCGGATCCGGCCGTCCTCGAGAGGAACATGACCAGTTCCTTCTCATCGAAACCGGTCAGGTTGATGTCGAAGTCCACGGCCTTGAGCTCGCCCAATTCGCCGGCGAGGATCTCGGCGTCCCAGCCCGCCTCGAGGGCGAGGCGGTTGTCGGCCAGGATGTAGGCGCGTTTCTGGTCCTCGCTCAGGTGGGTCAGTTCGATGACCGGGACCTGGGCGAGTCCGAGCTGGCGCGCGGCGGCGAGACGGGCGTGCCCAGCGATGATTCCCGAGTCGCCGTCCACCAGGATCGGGTTCGTGAAGCCGAACTCGTGGATGGACTTGGCGATCTTGGCGATCTGGGCCGGGCTGTGGGTGCGCGCGTTGCGGGCGTAGGGCACCAGGCGATCGAGCGGCCAGAACTGGATGCGGCGAGCCATCTCCGTGACTGTCACCGGCGCCTCCCCCGCGGCGGCGGGCCTGGGCGGGGCGCGCCGCCCAGCGGAGCCATGGGCAACGAGCCTCCCAGCGAGGCCAAGGCGACGAGGGCGACGAGGGCCGCCCGGGTCCCCGACCTGGCAACGTGGCAACTGGCAACCTCAGATGGCAACGTGGGGCAGGTTGCCACGTCAGTTGCCACCCGTTCGGCAGCCGGGGAAAGCCGCATTGCGGCCGCCTTCAGCGCGGCTCGGGAGGCGTAGCCCACTCAGCGCCCCCCGCCCGATGTGGCAACGTGAATAAATGCCTGTGTGCTAGCGAAACCGACCGGCCGCCGGCACCCGCACACAACTCGGCAGGAAGTACCTTTCGAGGGGGGGGGTGGGTGGGGGTGTGGGTATGCTCGTGCCCTGGTCCGCATCGCCCTCGGTGGCATCCGCTACACAGCCACACGACGTCTAAGGGGCGTCTGTAGTCATGATGGTGAGCGTGTAACAGTCTGCGTTCCACAGGCCGCCCACAGTTCGAGCAAACCTCAGGCTTCGCGAGTTTGCCGTGTCGCACGGCTGCGGTCACGATCTTCCGGGCTTTCACCTGTGGGGTGTGCTTGCGATTGCGTTCATACTCTCTACGCTCCTGGGTATAGAGCCTCCTTTTCGGCGTCAGCCTAGCGATACATCGCTGCTCCAACCTCTCCTGCCGCCGCCGCTCCAGGGCCTCCCTGTGAGCCGTGGCGCGCGCACGGATGGCCGCCATCGGCCCTCTTGTGACGCAACCCGACCTAGCCCTGGATCGCCTGCGGTACTCGGCATAACTACAGCCATGCCGGGCTTCGATCTGAGCACGACGGGCGCCGAAGTCGACGTTCCTGTTCTCTCTCTTAGATGAGCAGGCTCCGCAGCGTAGACGGTCACGACGCGCCGGCCGCGCCTCGCAGTCAATGCACAGCCCCGCGCTCATGCAACCGCCTTCAGCAGGTCGTGCACCAGGACGTCATTGAGTTGGTTCTCCATCTCCTCGGCGAAATAGCCCTGGCCGACCGTCTCGGCGATCTTCAGGAACTCGAGCACGTCGCGCAGTTGCTGCTCGGCCACGAAACTGTAGATCATGCGGATGTCGTCGCGCCCGGGGCCGATGCGCTGGTACACGCCACCGAGCGGCGCCTTGACCGTGGAGGTCAGGATGAAGGCGCGGCGCTGCCCCTTCCACTGACGTTGTCCCGCGGCCGTGATGTGCAGGCGGAAGCGGGTGTCCGCCTTACCCCAGATCGCGGCCTTGCGGCGGCGCTTGCGTTTTCTGCCGAGCCTGTCGAGTACGGTGACGAAGCGCCCCACATCCTGCTTTGTCGGCCGCTCGATGAACCCCAGGCGCTTGAACGTCAACTCGGGTG